CGCCTCACCCAGGCGCTTCCAGGTCTGAGCGACCTTCTGTGCCTGCGCAGCGCTCCGCTCGGCATCCACTGCGATGGCCTCGTAGCGTAGCTGGCGCGCGTGCATGGCGTTCAGGTAGCCCTCAGCGATACGAGAGGCGTACTCGTTGTCCATCTGGCGAGCGGCCTGCTCGCCCAGAGCCTCCCTGAGAGCGTCCTTCTCGGCGTCGATCTCCAGGGCGCGGTTGGCAGCCTGGTCAGCCTCCATCAGCAGAGCGTCCTGCTGGGCTGCCAGAGCACGATCCTCGACCGTCTGACCCTTGATTGCGCCCCGCAGCTTACGCTGAGCCTCACGACGCTGCTGACGGATCTGAGCCAGGTCGACACGCATGCTGTCCCGATCCGCGAATGCAGACAGGATCTGGCCCTGAGTGTCATCGATCTGAGCCTGGATCTCACCCATGCGGTCGCTAAAGTAGGCACGGATGCGAGAGCCGTGGATCTCCTCGGGCAGGTCAGGGAACATGCTGTGAACCAGCTTGTCGCCCATGTCCTGAGCGTTCGTCAGGTCATCCATCTCAGCCAGCAGCGCGGCAGGATCGCCGCGGTCCACCTCGGCGACACGCCCGCGTGCGCGCTCGATGACGCCCTTCTCATGGAGGATCGAAGCCTTCACCTCAGCCAGAGCGTTGACCTTGTTGGCAGCATCCTCTCCTGGTAGGCCGCTACGCACAGCCGCGTCGTACTCCTCCACCGCACGACCTAGCTGATCGTCCACCCTGACCAACTGCTGCTCTAGCTGGTCGGTTGGCGCTGCTGCCAGATCCTCGAACTGCTGGAGGACATCCTCGATACGACGCATCTCGTCGGTGATCTCCAGGATGCGCTGCTCGTTGACTGCCAGTTCCTTCAGGACGTCATTGGCTACGGTGCCCTCGGTGTTGAGGGCGGAGTTGCGATCAAAGATCGCCTCTAGCTCCTGACGCAGGCTACTCTGCTTTGCCTCCAGCTTGGTGATGCGAGAGGTTGCCTGGTAGGTCTCAAGGTTGATCTTATGCGCCAGTTCCACGTGGGCGTGATCCAGAACGAACTTCTCATCGGATGCCAGGTCCACCTGGTCCATGAGTGAGTCACGACGAATCTGTAGGGTAGCCGACTCCTCCCTGAGGAAACCCTCGTACTCACGGACAGCCTCGCTGTCCCCCGTGTCTGCCAAACGGATCTGACGCTGCTGCTCAGCAATGTCCTCCCCCTCGGCGGCTGCACGAGCAGTGAAGCCCTCGGCTCCCTGCTCGGCGCCCCTAACTGCCTCAGCCTCAGCGCGTGCTGCCCTGGCGGCACGCGTCTCCCTGTCCGCGCGCGCGGTGGCGCGTACGGTCATCTGGTGGATGAACGCCTTAGCCCTGGACTGTGAGTAGCCCTTCTCTGAAAGCTGCTTCACATAGGCCAGGTCGGCCAGGCCGAGATCCCTGAGGTTCTTGGCCATGAACTCATCGCCATAGCGACGAGCCACCCGACGAACGTAGTCGGGCATGGCCTTGTAGGCATCCTTCTCAAACCAGTTCGTGACTCCCTCCTCACGGAGGATGTCATCGATCTGCTGATCGACTGAGCGAGGGTCCTCGGCGGTAGGAGCGTGCAGCTTGCGATCGAACAGGGTGTCGATCTGATCCTTCTCGACGCCGTACTGGCGACGGAAGTCGAAGGTCTCGCGCCTAAGCGTTCCACCAGCGTTGCCATACCCACCCCTAGCTGCGATCATCTCGTCAGAAGGCAGGCGCGTGGTGTAGTTCTCACGCATCATCAGCCATGGCATCTCGGGGTCGATGCTGTTGGCCTCATCCCTGATCTCGGGCATGAAGCGCTTGATGTCATCCACCAGCGTCTCATCGCCCTTGGCAGCAGCCTGCGCCAGGACGCGGGTAATCGATGGTCCTGCCATGTTCTCGTCCAGGACCTCTGCGAAGGCGTAGCGGAGATCCTCGCCATCGATGCCAGCCGTCTTGGCGCGCTTGGCCAGACCAGCCCAACGCTCACCCCAGACGGTCTCGAACAGACGACGCTTCAGGTCTCCCTGGCTGCGCTCACCAGCCCACAGGATGGCCTTGGCAGCATCCTCGGGAGGGCCGAATAGCATGGCCTCACGCATCTTGGGGAACTTGGTGAACAGCCGAGCCATGCCGTTGCCCAGGCTGCCCTGAGTGAACCGAGCGCGGGCCTTGCCAGCCACACGACCCAGACCCATCTCCTTCTGGGAGATACGGATGACGTTCCTGCCACCACGACCCTCAACCACCGCATCTGGAGCCAGCTTCTGCACCAGCTTGTCGATCTTCAGAGGTGCCCTGATGTACGTTCCAGGCTCGGCACCGATGACCTGACGAGCGAACTCGTCCAGCATCTGGTTGCTCTTGTACTTGACTGCCGTCTGAGCGGCACGAGAGGCCGCTAGATCGCCCTGTGCTGCGACGGCAGCCTTCCTGGCGACATCATCCGCATAAACGGTTCCAGCACGCTCTGCGGCGCTTACAGCGGCCTCTCCGAGGAACTCCCTGGCCGATGGCTGAAGCAGAGCGCGGGCAGCCTGCTGGCCAGCCTCCTCGCCGACCCTGCCAGCACCACCCGTCACATAGGTGAGAGGATCGGCAAGGACGTCCAGAGCGAAGCCTGGGATGGCAGCCGCTACGCCAGCCTGACCCTGTGACTCCATGTACTGGCTAAGACCCGTGGCCTCGCCCATGGTGATGTTGCGACGCACGTCGCCGACGTACTGGTCCCAACTCAGAGGCTCATCGATGGCCAGGTTAGCAAGCTGGCGCGTGCCAGCAGCCACAGCAGCACGAGGCGTGTCAAGGGCGTCAAGGACGCCCATCAGCAGCCTGCCACCAGCGTTCAGAGGGCTGAAGCCCTCCTTCTTCTCCAGAGCGCGCTCAGCTACGGTGCGCTCCAGGTCGTTGGGCTGGCCACGACCGTCCTTCTTGCCGCTACGTGTTGACGAGGTGCTGATAGGCACGACGGCGCGCCAAGCGCCCAGCCCGTATCCCCTCAGGGGGATTCCGCGGTTGGGGTTGATCGCGGGCACATCCCGCCATGAGCGGACAGGAGGAGGCATCAGATCAGCGTGCCCATGTTCCTAACCGTCTCCCACTGGCGACCCAGCCATGACATCTTCTCGTCCAGGTTCTTCTTCTTGTTCTGATCCTTCTTCGCGCCCGCCTCACGACGACGCTTGTCGAGCATGACGGCCTGGAGACCGCGCTGGTAGGCGGGGTTGGTGCCTGTAGGACCAGCCATGGTGTCAGGCAAAGCGAACTTGCGGCCACCGATCACGGCCACACGCTGGCCATTCTCGAACGCCAGACGGTCAGGGCCGCCTCCCATGCCGACCTCCTGGAGGCCCTGGCCGAACGGGGTGCCCTCAGGCGTAGCGGTCAGGTCAATGCCGCGGGCCATAGCGAGGCGACCGAGAGGGTCATTGCCACCGCCGCCACCAGCGCCAGAATCAGGATAAGTACCCGTACCAGGCTTAGCAAGTCCACCCTCCCGCTCCCTGATGTAGTCCAGGTTCGATAGCTGACGGTTGCGAGATGGAGCGCCCTGAGCCATCAGGTCCTCCAGCCCACGCTGGTAGTAGTCCAGAGCAGCCTTGTCCTTCTCAGCGCCCGTCACGGCGCCCAAAGAAGCCAGGTCGCCACGCGCTGCGAGCGTGTCCCACTCGGTGCGGCCGATCTGCTTCGTCAGCCGCTTGGTGAACTCAGGGTCCTGGAGGTAGTTGTAGGCTCCGATCGTGTCGCCCCTGGAGTTTGCCAGAGCCTCTGCCAGAGGACCGCGCAGCAGCGGGTCACCACCGAAGAATGTGTCAGTGCTGAACTGGTCGGGATTTGGGTTCATCTGCGAGGCCATCTGAGCGATCAGGTAGTCAGGCGTTGGGCCATAGACATCCCAAATCTGGTCACTGACCTGCTTCAGAGGGTAGCCCTGATACGGGTTGTACTGCTGGCCGACTAGCTCAGCCAGCATGTACGGATCGTAGTCAGAGGGCATGAATCCGCCGCTCATGTCACTGTAGTCCAATCAGTCCGATCTGCGCCAGGAGGTTGGCGTAGCTGTTCTCCAGGTTGCCACGTGAAGAGGCGCCGATGGTTGCACCCATGGCCTGGGCGTCAGCCTGAGCCTGAGCCATCATCTGGGCTAGACGCAGATTGTAGGCGTCGGCGTTCTGAGAGCGCTGCTGCTGACCCGCCATGTTCATCTGAGCCATGGAGTTCATAGCCTGCATCTCAGGGCCGTTGGCCCCCTGGTTGCCGAGGTCACGCTGGAGCATCGCCTGGGTGTTCTGCGTTCCAGCGTTCATCTGCTGCATGAGGGCTGCAAGCTGGTTGCTGTAGCCGCCCGTCAGAGCCTGGTTCTGAGAGAAGATGTTGCCAATGTTGGAGTTGTACTGGTTCTGGTACTGATCCAGCATGGGCAGCGCCTGCTCACGCGCACCTGTCAACTGCTGAGTCAGGGCAGCCTTGCGCTGCTCCAGTTCCTGCTGACGACGCTGCTCCTCGGCGATGCGGAAGGCGTCATAGGAACCGCCGCCTCCACCGCCACGACCACCGCCGCCGCCTCCACGACCTCCGCCACCAAAGCCACCCATGCTGCCACCCATGGGCATGCCGCCGTAGAGCATCTGGCCAAGCTGGTTCAGGTAAGCCTGGTTGAACCTGTTGTACGACAGCGACGTACCCTCGCCCTGTGCGTTACGCACGGACGTTGGCGAAGCCTTCGGCTGGTTCTTGTAGACAGGCGCACGCCCGTAACTACCCAGATCACTAGGCATGTCAGAGAATTCCCTTCAGGGCTGAGGCAATGGACGCCTGAGCGGCATACTGGTTGCCAAACAGGTTGGCGATGGTCTGAGCGTACTGGTCCTCGGCCGTACGGCTACCCAGGATGTTGCCAGTCTGAGCGTCCTGATAGCCGCGCTGGAGGTTGCGCTCTCCACTCAGACGATCGATGGCGTAGCGCTTCAGAGCATCACGGAAGATTCCGCTGTGATAGATGCCGCCCTGCACGAATGACGTGGGGAGAGCCTCACGCGCACGATTGGCCTGCTCCTCGAAGTCATAGACATCCTCTCCGAAACGCTGACCCAGGAGACCCTGATTGTACTGGTTCCTGGCCTGCTCGGTCAGGAGATCGGTGCGCGCGTTACTGCGGCCCTGCGCGTACTGCATCTCCTGTTCAGGAGAGATGGTCGATACGTAGAAGCTCATGTCTACTCTTTCTGAGGAGCCGTCCCATTAGGCCATTGGCAGGAAGTAACCCCACGCTCGGCCGCCACTGGCACTCACCGATCCATTCGGGTCTGAATAGATCGCCACAGACAGCACGTCGCTCTTGCGCAGGGGAAAGGTCAGCGTGGATGACACGCGGGCGCTTCCCCAGCCCGCAGGAATGTGCGTCTCGTCGTCGGCGTCAATGAACGTGTTGGCGCCGTTGAGGAACCAGCCGAGCACCACGCGGGCTGGACCTGTCACGTCGATAATCGCCGAAGCCGTGCCATTGAACAGCCAGCGATCGAAGTCCCTGGGGACCTGAATCTCATCTGAGCTATTGCGCACGAGTTCGTAGGGGTCCTCTACGGGCGTGATCGTCTTCTTCGTCAACCCGTTGGTCGTGGCCTGGCTGGCATCAATCGTCACACCGAAATGCGGCCACGTCATGTACTGCTGGATGGACGCGAACGAGTCCTTCAGCGGCCTGGAATCAGGCCCCTGATAGTCATTAGCACGAGGCTGACGCCAGCCGAGTAGCCCGCGATTGAGCATCAGCGGAGACCCGTGTCTTCAATCCAGAACTCTCGTGGCGAGGTTGACGTTGCCCCGAAAGTGATAGAGCCGCCGCCCACGACCTCCAACACACGGACGCGGTAGGTGTGAGCGCCAGCCGTTGGCTCGAACCAGATCGTTGAATCGCAGATATCACGGGTGCTGTCCGTGATGTCGCACTCGGCGATCACGTTGCCGTCCTCGGTGAACTGGATGACATACGTGACTGCGGCGCTCGTGGTCCAGCCGACGTGCAGGCACAGCTTGTATAGCCTCAACACGTCCATCGTGGGCGTCAGAACGAAGTCGGTGTTCACCGTGCCAGTGAATGCAGACGAGTTCGTGGTGAACCGCTGGCGGGCGATGACCTTCTGCTTGTCCACATACGCCTTGCGGGTGAACTGGTTGTCTGAAACAGGGTCTGCCGCTGGTCCCGCAGGGACAGCGGTGAACGCGGTCGTAGCATCCTTCACGATTGCGTTCGAATTGATGTACGACACGAGGTCCTGGAAGTTCTGGTTCGCCTTGGCGCTCTCGATGAGCGTAGCAGGCGCAAATGAGTAGGTGACTGATACGGTCGTCATCTCAGTTCCTGATTGGCCTTGGAATCCACTTCATGGTCAGGCCATAGATGCGCCAGTCGGTACCGCTGACCGTGTTCCTGAAACGCAGGGCCTTGGCAACTCCGTTAGACAGAGGTGAACCCCTCACGATGATAGCCCTGTCAGCGCCCAGGACAGACTCGAAAGCCCAGTTCGCCTGATCCCAGTTGTTGACATCCCACTGAGCCTCACCACCATCCAGGGTCGTGAAGATGTCGAATGACTTGGTCACGACAGCGGGGTCATAGTCCGTCAGAACATCGACAATCGTCCTCTGATCCGCTCCAGCCAGCATCACCATGACAGGGCGCTTCCAACGCTTCTTCATGGCAGGGTTCTTGTCATCGTAGAAGTGAGTCGTGTACCAAGCGGTGATGATCTGAGGTGATGACAGCGAAGGCACGCCGAAGATCGTCGTCTGCGGAGCAGCGATCAGAGCGTTCGTGTCGGTAAACAGGTTCTGGACGTCTAGCTCCATGACATAGCCAGCCTGGCCTGACTCGCCAGCGCCACCAATAAAATGCAGGTCACCACCTGCGGAGGCGCGGTGAACCCACCAGCCGAACAGCGTCTTCGTGTGGAGCGTCCAGGTGCCTGCCTTGTTGAGGTCGAGGTTGTCCTGGTAGACCAGGCTGATGAACGCGCCAGCGTAAGGCGCGCCCAGCATGGGTACTGACAGCCACAGACGATCATTGAAATACTCAGCGATGACCTGGAAAGAGAAGGGCATGTTGATCTTGTTGTCATCGATGAGCGGGTAGAGAGGCTCGAAGATCCACTCGAACCTCTTACCATCGTACTTCCATGCGCCCTTGTCGGTATCCCAGAAGAACACCGCATTCTCGGTGGCAACGACGGCGCCCTGCGTAGGAGCACCCAGTTCCTTGGTCAGGTTCTGCACCGTGAAGCCAGCAGGAGGGTAGCCATGGATGGCGTAGACGGCCTTCTCCTTGAACACCAGCAGCCTGTCACCGAAAGGCACAAGAGCCTGAATGACACCGTTCTCGTCATTGGCGTCAATGTCGATGAAGTCGTTGGTACGCCAATCCTCGGGGCGAGAGATGTGAGACCAACGAACGCGGCAGTTGAAGTTCGTACCGCCCTCATTGGTGTTGCCTGCCCACATGACCTCATGGTGGACGGCCATCGTCTTGCACGCAGGGAAGTTGCCATCGTTTGGTGCGGCCAGGTCATCGTTGAAGTTGCCAGCTACGGTCGTCAGGGTCGTAGCCAGGCCAGAACCCGTCCAGCGGAACGCAGGCACCTTCGAAGGCTTCAGCAGATACAGGACGTCGTTCATCTCAGCAAAGATCGTCCGACCAGCACCGCCAGGAGTGATGATAACGTCCTGCCAAGCAGAGCCATCCCAACGCTTCACCCAACCGCCACGAGCAGCCAGAATGTGACGGACTGCTGAGGTGTCAACGTACGTGTAACCCGAGTCAGGGTTGCCGAAGCCCTCGGCGATGGTTCCCGCACCTGCTGAGGCATCATCGGCAGCCGTTTGCGCCCACGTAGCGGTAGAAGCACCACCCACGGCCGTAGCCACGGTGAAGGTG